CTTGATAACGCTGGGGTTAAAGCCCGTCGTCGTTGTCCATGCGAAAATAGCCGGCCTGCAAGCGGTTAAAATCCACCAGCTTCAGCCCCTCCAGATCCGCCACCGGCGCACCGGACAACGCCGCAAATAACACCAGTTCGCGCTGCTCATCGTCACCACCCACAGCACGGTTGGCTGCCCGCACATCGCCCACGGTCGGCGAACGCAAGGCCAGCTTGTCGACGGTCACGCCGTTGATTTCGCTCGGGCACGACAGCATCACCACCACCTGATCGGTGGTCAGCGACAACCATGCCGGCATCGAGTCCGAATAATCGGTTTTCGGCACCAGGTGCGAATACGCCGCCTGCACACGGCGATAATCCGCCAGCTTGAGGCCTTCCAGATCCTTCAGTCCGACTTCGGCGAGACCGGCGAACAGCATCAGCTCGCGTTGTTCGTCGTCCCCGTTGGCTGCACGGTCAGCCGCCCGCACCTCACGCACGGTCGGATTGCGCAGGGTCAACGTTTCAACGTCGACGCTGTTCGCTTGGCTTGGACGGGTCAGGGTCACGACGGCGCTGAGCGCACTGAGCGACAGCCAGGCCGGCAGGTTTGTAGCGATTACTTTGGTCATCTGAATCTATCCTTACATGCCGAGCGCGGTGCGCACTTCGAGCAGTTGATCTGTGCCGTCGATCACCTGAACGCCGGCGACCATGTCGATTTCGTACATCAGGCGCCCGTCGATTTCGAGCTTGTAGTACGTGACGGCAATGCCGTGTTTGATCTCGGCGGGATCGCCTGCTTTCCAGTCACCCAGATCCAGTTCCTTGAGGCGGCCGCGCAAGGTGGCGACCACTGCCGTCACCGCGCCTTTCTGGCCCTTGAAGGCGCCCCGGAACGTCGCATTGAAGGCCGTACCATCGGCGAGTCCGAAGTATTTCAGCGACTCGCGGCGCACGCCTTTGGTGACAAACGAGGCTTCCATTTTTTCCAGCCCCTGATCCATCTCGATCGGGCCGGCCATGCCGCCCCCACGATATTCATCGGTCTTGGTGGTCAGCTTGGGCAGTGTCAGGCTCGGGACGTCGCCGGAGAAATTCACACCGTCGACGAACAGATTGGTGTTGTACAAAGTTTGAGGAATCATTGGTTACGCCCCCTTAGGCTGCTTCAAGCACTTCGGTCATCCATTGATCGGTGACTTCGAAAAGGAAATTCGGGTTTTCTGCCGGCGGCACGTCGGTGAAACGGATGCGCCAATACACCTTGCCCTGGGCGATCTGGCTGGCCGTGTTCAGCTCGGTGTCGGGGAACACTTCAAAGTTGATGATCGCGCCCTGAGCTTTCAGGTCGCGCATGAACGCATCCAGACCGTTGGTGACATCGGTCACGTAGGTCTTGGTGATCGAGCGGTCGACCGCCCATTTGTGCCCGGCCTGCACCGCATCCATGAGGATGAACAGCGTTCGAACGCGCGTAACAAAAGCCCACTTCGGATCGCTCGACAGCGTGCGGTTACCCCACAGGCGGTAGCCGTCATCGCGAATGATCGTGGTGATATTGGCGTTGTTGAGCAGGTTGGCCCGGCAAGTCTCGTCGCCGTCCAGGTACTCGACCGCGCGGCCGGTGCCGGTGATGCCGGTCAATTCCTTGTTCGATGGCGAGGCCCAGAATCCGTATTCAGCATCTGTCCACGCAAACAGGCCTGCTGCCCAAGCCGAGCCGGGCGCGTCGACCGTCGAGCTGGTGACGGTGTCCCAGTACTTCACACCCGGGTCGACCATGAACAGGTTGCGACTGCCGAAGTTCTCGGCGTAGGCAATCGCGGCCTCGTCGGTCGTACCCGGGCCGTCGATGATGCCGATAGCGCGCAGCTTCTGCGCCACGCTGTCGAGCGCAGTGGCCACCGCCTGAGTCGCGGTGTGGCCGGGGGCGATCAGCAATCGCGGCTGGGCGTTGAACAGGCTTTTACCGTCGAGCAGCGCCTGCAAACCGGTGCGTTGCCCCGAGGCCAGAACGCCGCCGATAATGGCCGAGGTTTGCAGCGCAGGGTCTTCCAGCTTGGCCACGCCGATGGCGACGATCACCGCCTTGGCTTTGACGTAGATAGCCTGACAGGCCTTAGTAATCGCCGAATCGGCGCCGAAGGCGGCAATGGCTTCGCGCTCGGTGGTGATCAACTTCAGTTCGCCGGCCTTGGCCGTACCGCCGCCGAGCATGCCCGGTGTGAAGGTGTCGCACAGGCCGATAATCGACGAAGACGGCAGCGAGATGGTGCGCGCTCCCGTCTTGACATCAGTGGTCGTGACGCCGTGAAAGAAACTCATAAAGTCCAATCTCCAGAAACGAAAAAGCCCCGCATAAGCGAGGCTGTGAGGGGTGAATGCGTTACGCGTAACGGAATAGAAAACGCCCCGTCAGTGTGGGGCGTTTAGGTGGGTTGTTCGGCCAGCCAAGGCGGTGCCAGCGGACGATGATCAGCGAGTGGAAATTCTCCGGCCTCCGGCCAGTTGCGTAGCTCTCGACGATAAACCTGCAGCGCGGAATATTGCGCCGCCGTCAAAGTCGTAGTGGCTCCCTCCTCCACCTCGTCACGATGCCGTGAAACAACGCCATCCGTCTCCGAAAGCCTTGCGTCTCGCCAGTTCCGCTCAATAGCGATCAACACTTCGGGGCCGAGTGGCGGTTGATCGACCAGCACCGGAAAACCATCTGCGCCGCCGCAAATTTGCTTTCCACCAGACTGCCCGTTCAAAAGCTCGGCATACTGCTCCGGAGTAATTTCAACCGCATCATCCGGGATCAAACAGTCCGGGTTTTCCACTTCCAGCGTGTCGGGTAGGGCCGCCATGTCGGGAACATCAGCAATTTCGATTGGCTCATCCCCAGTGTTCTCAACCAGCTCGCCGTCAATCCAAACCGACGCACCCGGCTGCAACACAACATCATTCTTCGGCCTGATCCATGCCGGATCGACAATCTTGATCAGCCGCGCGCCATGAATCTCAGCGCTGTAGAAACCAGCAGCTTTTGCGGAATAAAACATTTTTTATCCTCAGTGTCCTTCGGTACGCCAGCTATAGGAAATAGCCTGATTAGCCGAGTTCGGGGGGTTGTAGATGGCAATCTGAGAATTACTGATCAGCGAAACAGTCGCTGCGTAAGTAAGCGTCGGCGACACACCGTTTGCCTGCGCAAAACCGCAGCGCTGAGCATTTGGAAAAGCCATTGGCAACGTCACTGTGACGCTGGCACCGGCAGCAATTGGGCCGGTAACACCATACTGCTCAATTTTTCCACTCGGATGTTTGTGATAGCCGGCAGCGCCTAGCGAAGCCCCGAAAGCGCCGGTAGTCCCCTGATAGGCGAACATTGCAGAGCCACCCGTGGCCGTCCACCCGAAGGGCGCAGCCGTCAGCGTCAGCGTGTCGCCCAAATTAATGTTGATCGACGGAATCGTAGGGCTCACAGATGTCGCCCAAATCGTATCGGCACCCTGCCGCTGCAAGACAATGCCTGAGGACATCGCAGCAAACGTCAGGGTAGAACCCACAGGCACACTAGACAAAAGCGGCAGTGTCGCGCTGTTGACTGTCCCGCCGGCATAAATCAGCGAGTTGACCATGACTGGCGTGATCACCTGCCCCTGTGACAGGCTGTATACGGCGCGCCGAAGGCCGCCCATTGCTTCATTGGTAAATTTGGTCGTCGCGAAAGAGTCGGTATTGTCAAAGCGCGGCTGCGTAAGCCAGTTCGGGCCAGACATTACAGATGAATACCTCAGCGCTGCCGTTCCATAGAGAACCCACACACCACCCTCACGAACAAAGGCTGCACTTTCACCGGCATTGATCGTGATAGACGCGAGAGTCGCCCCCTGCGGACTGATCTGACTCCCCGTTTTACTGGCCACAACAACGCCAGCCGAATTGCGACCATGCAGCATGATCACACCGCCACTCGGAGCCTCACCAACATCGGGCAAAGTCACGGTGTAGGACGACACACCGCCCAAACCGATAGACCACCCGAAGTCTGAGGCAGTCAACTGCGCCGCCGCTGTCAGCCCGCGCCCCCCCGCCAAATTCCCCACCGTGCTCAGCGGTGCAAAGCCTTGCGTGACGTTCTGGAAAGTCAGCGGCGTGACGCCCAGGACAATCGCCCCATCCGTGACCAGTTGCCAACGGGTGTCAGCCAATGCAGCTCCCTGCTCAACCGAGACCAATAGCGCCGATGTCACTTCCGCGCTGTTATCGGCATCGGCCGCCCGAGCCCACGCCCCGGAGGCGGCGACGTAAAGTCCATTATCCTTGGACAGCGTCTGGTTTTTCACCAACACCCGATCGCCGATCGCCAACACCACGCCATCGATGGTCAGCAGACCAGCCAGAGCAATGGGGGCCGTAGTGGCCACGCGTACCGATTGTTTGCTGTCGAGCTTGTACAACTCTTCTTGAATGCGTGAATCGACGTACTCGCGAGTCGCCAGCACCACGGCCGGGTCAATTTTGAGCGTGATGTTGCCGGCGCTCGACACAATGAAATTCATCCGCACCACTTGCGTGCGGCCCGAACCTTGCGACAGCAATGGCTTAAAGCTGGGCGCGCAGTTGGCCACGGCCACCAGATCACCATCAGCATCGTACAAGCCCATTTCCCGAATCCACTTACCGCCTTCATCGGCCGGAATAATCTGCTCGGCGATGATCACCGCCGTGTTGACCGGATCAATGCGAAGCTGATTCAGGGGTTTGCGACGCCACTCGTTTAACAGCTTGGTTTGAGTGGCCGAGGGGATGGGATTCGGCGGATCCGCCAACCCGTTCGGGTTGCCATCACCCACCCCCATGTCCGTGATCTTCCAGGCAATGCCGAGCGCGTCGGCATTCGCCTGTTTGGCCATACCCACGTTCGTGAGGATGGCTAAAAACTGCGAATTCGCATCAATCATAATAAACATCCAAGGTGTCTATGGTGTGTTCGCGACCGACCACGCCGATACATCCCGTGACCTCGATGTCACGCATCACCGGTGGGTAAACGTCGATTTCGTCGCCTTCGTAGAGGGACACGGCAATGTTCAGATTGCCTTGCGTTTCGAGGCTGATTGCCAACCCTGTCAGGTGTCGCGTGACAGGCTTGGCATCGTCAATCAGGCGCTCTAACTCCTGATACATTTCCTCGGTGATGCCGGTATCCAGCACGCCGACCTTCAACGCGAACGTTCCCGGTACACCCTCGGGCACGGTCTTAAACCACTCGATAATCTCGATCAGATAACCCAGTGGCTCGACCACCCGGCGTAACGCGCCGATCGTGCCCTTGTGCTTGTGGATGTAGAAAGACGCCTTGATAGCCGCGCGCTTTGTCGCCTCAGACCATCGGTAATCCCACCGATCCACCGACCACGCCCACGCCAGATGCGGCAGCAGATGCACCGGACAGGTGTCGGGGTTGTAGAGGTCGCGCAGTGGGACAATCGTCTTTTCGAAAA